CGGTCACCCCGCCGCCGACGCCGGTGTCGTCCACTATTATCGCGGTTACCTCCGGGTCATCCTCGGCCATCATCTTCAAACGACCGGCGACCTGTTGGGTATCCCGGCCTTGGGACTTCCAAGCCAACCGGCAGACGTTCCCTTGGCGGCGGTAGACCACCGTCTTGTCGGCGCCGAACCTGGCAACGTCACAAGCCAGCGTAGCCTCGCCCTCCGGCTCCAGTTCTCGCTCGACCGCCTCCATCAGGAGAGACCGCGGCACGATGGCGTCCTCCAGGTTGTCCGGGAACCGGCCCAGGACGGAGGCGATATACAGGGCCGACTCCTCTCCCCCCTCCCGGCGCCGTTCCTCCACTTGCTCGGCGGTCACCATGCCGGGGATGACCTCCCGTCCCTGTTGGATATTCGGCGTGTCGGCGGCGGCGATCTCGATGGTGTGGTAAAGGTCAGCGCCTCCGTGGAAGGCGTCATAGAATTCTCCGGAGCTGGCGAAGGCGTTGCCGGTAAGGAGCATCCGGGCCGGGTTGAGTCTCTTGATCGCGTCGATGTGGGACTGCTCGATGTTGTGGGCCTCGGTCAGGATGACCAGGAGATTGGGGGAGTGGAAGCCCTGGATGTTGTACTCGTTATCGGTGGCAAAGCCGACCGCGTAGTGGCGGTCGTCCAACTCCCACCGGGCCGTCCGGTACATCTGACCGCCCAGCGGTGCCCTCGCCGTGAGATATGCGCTCCGGGCTTCCTTCCAGACTATGTCGCTCACCTGCCTATGGGTCGGGCCGAGGACGACGGTGATGGCGGGATAACGGGTCGCCATCCACCAGAGCATCAACCGCGCCGACTGCCAGTCCTTCCCGGTCCCGTTGGCGCCGACGACCGCGACCCGGTTGTAGTCCCTGACCGCCCTCGCCATCTCCAACTGCTTATCGTAGACGGTCGGGCATCCGAGGACGGACTCCCAGAACCAGGCCGGGTCCGTCCTGGAGTGGTCAACCAGGAATTGCTTCTCGGCCTGGGTCAGCATTGTCATGTCCGGTCGTACGCGTTATGGACGGTCAAGCGCGGCTTGGCTTTTGGCCCCGTCACTCGTATCTTGTGGTCACATTCGGAACACCGTGTCCACCGGGATTTTGTGCCATCCCGATGCCGTTCTATGTGATCGCCCACACGCCGGACAGTGTTGCCATACTGGATTTCAATCTCGCCGGTTACTGGAGACCCGCCACCGACACACAATATCCGGAGGCGTCCGATCTTGTCGTATCGCTTAAACGTCCGTCCTTTCTTCTTGGCCCACGGCCAGGTCAATCCCCATATCGACATGGTCTCCCTCCACCACCTGGCCGGCGCCGTCCATCGCTTCCCGGAGGAGGTCCGCGAAGGTGACGCCGCCAACCATGACGTTCTGTTGTTGGATTTGGATTAACGGCTTATCAGGCACAAGACCGCCGATGGTGTCCAGGCGCCGGAGAATGTCGAGGACGATCCCCGTTGCCCTCGCGGCCTGGGTGTCGTCGGACCCGGTGGCCTGGCTCCACCACCGGAGGAGGAGCCGTTCATAGCGGGACTTCTGGAGGGTGTATTCTTGCTCGACTGCCTCGGTGTCACCCTTCCGAATCTCGGCCAGCCGGCGCTTGACATCGTTGTTTATCTGGGTTTTAGACACGCCGAGCTGGTCGGCGATGGCTTGCTCGGACGCCCCGGCTTGCTTCAGTTGCAAGACCTGGGAGCGCCTCAATTCGGCTGTGATTCGCGTTCCGTTTTGTAAAGCCATGACTTATCCAGTGACCAACTTCGGCTCAAGACCCACCATGCTCCGGGTCGGTGATGGGCCGAGAACATTCCAGAATAAACGACGCCCCTGACCATGCTCCCGGCAGACGGCCCACGCCTTCGCATCATAGTTACGACAAGACGGGAAAGGCACCGGCCCCTTATATTCGCGTTCAAACGGGAGAGGGTTGGTCATTATCAACGCTTGTCCGATCTCCGCGCCGGATAAATGGTGGCCGACCTCAACGCCGATATAACGCTTGGCCGGGAGTCCTTGTTGTAAAGCTCTCAGCAAGACTCCGGACCCAGCCGCGCACCAGACCTCGTCCAGAGGGCCGACTTGTTGGGCGACTTGGGAGGCGGCATCCGCCAAGATATTGATAGCCTCGGACCCGCCGCCAAATTGCATATAGAAGGCGCCGGTGTCGTTGGCGTAACGCTTGGCCTTGGCTTGGACGTTGGTCAGATAACCCGGCGAGACCTGATGGATTCTGGCCCCGGCCAATCGGGCCTCCTGAGTCCTGGCGTGTAATTCCTTGCGCTTGGCGACGAACACCGTGGCCGCTTTGCCTGTCATCTGGGCGGAATAAGCCAGGGATAGTTGGGCGCCTCCGTAAGCTGGCGAGGCGTAGACAATCTCCCGGTGGGCCTCAAACAACGGAACAAGAAACCGGGATTTAGTCCCACCGGGGATCAAGTCGTCCCTAACGACGATGGCCCCTTGGTGTTCCTCGATTATGGGAGCGTTAAACATTGTCAGCCTCAAACAAGCTCAGGGCGACCGATACGTCTACCTCACCCAAGCGCTCCCTGATGCGGTCCGGATTGCCCTTGTAAAATATCAGGACGTTTTGATGGGTCTTGCCTAACTTGCGCCCTGCCTCAAATTGTCGGCCCACCCGGATCGGTAGACTCCCGACCGCCGTAACCAGGATCGCTTCGTTGTATAGACTCGCTCCGGCGTCCTGGAAGGCGTCCACGGTGTCGCCCACAAAGTTGCGATATATGCCGTGGTTGTCGCGGATGTCCCCGACCACGAAACAGGCGAAGCTATCCGGGCGAAGGCGGTCAACGCTTGTCTGGACGATCTGCCGGTAGCCTAGGATGAACGAGTCATAATCGGATGCGTTGCTCAGATCGGCGTCATCGTCGGAATATTGCTCCAGGTCGTAATAAGGCGGACAGGAGAATATAAGGTCGTATTCGGCGGTCGGGATGGCCGTCCGGCTGTCGCCAACGATCCAGTCCGGCATATTGTCCGGGACGATGGTCTGAGCTTGTTCCTGGTTGGCTGTTACCTGCTCCGGTCGCAGGTCGATCCCGGTGTATTTTCTCCCAAGATAAGCCGCAACGATGCCTCGGACTGACCCGCCCGCAAACGGGTCGAGGATTGACCCGGTCGGCGGACTGAACCATCGGTAGGCAATCTCGCACAGGACCGGGTCAAATATACTCGTCCCAGTGAGGCCACCGCCTAAAACAACAGAGTCATCTCCTTTGATAGATTTCACCCAGGATTGGGTATTTATCGCTGTCGGTGCGTTGGTCAGATTGCTTTGCCTGTCTGCAAGCCGCCGACCATGACCGTCCCCGCGCACCGTATGGCCGTTGACAAGGGTTGCCGCTGGAAACGGCGACCCTCCAGGCGTGGCGTTAGGCTTGCGGTTCCCTATCTCGCGGTAACTTGGATCGTCAGCCCTAGCGCTCGTGCTAGGGCTGGAACCTCGCCCCAATTCGCTCTCAATCCCCAACGCCAACCACGACCGTTTTCGCTCTTGCCAGTATCCTTGCCGCGCATCCAATACGCTGAACGGAGGAACCAGGAACCGGGCAGATAATGAACCCGCCAAACGATCATCGCCGTCCGGCGGCTCGGTCAAGTCCGGCATCGGCAGCCGCTCCCCGTTAGCCAACGCCTCCAGCATATCGTTGACCGCTTTGTCGGCGAACTGGGTGTCGCGTAGGAGGTGGAGGAGTTGGTCCTGGTCGGCGTGGGCCATCATCGCCAGCGGGTCGTATGTGAGGAGCATCTTGTCCGCTTCTTCCTCGGTTACGTCCACGATCAAGACCGGGACGACTTGGTCGCCCATGACTTCTTGCCGGAGGTGGCCGTCTATCAGTTCCAGGCCGTCCTCGGTCTCCCTGGCGATGACCGCGTCCGCGAAGCCGATGTCCTCCAGGACTCCCCGCAGGGCGGCTTCCTGGGATGGTGGATGTCGGCGCCAGTTCTTGGGGTTGGCCCGGAGTTCGGACGCCGGGACTCGGCGGAGTTCCTTGACGCGGTCTTTCATCGTCATGGCCGCCATTCTACCATACCGCATAGCGTGGGCGGTCTTGTATGCTGCCGGTGGTAGTAAAACGCCGCTACGGGCTTCTCAGTACCGTCCAGGGCATATCCGATAGAGGTCAGGGCCGCGGTTATTG